GTAGTTAGCGCGCCGCAGGATTTCCAGCACAATCTTATCCGCCAAGTTCAGGTAGTACTCGAAGCGGAGTTCTGGTGAGTAGAATTGCACACCCTGCCCCTCGGTTGGGGTGGATGCAACAGCGTCGTAGAATTCGCGGTCTAGGTCGAATTCCTGCCCCTTGCCGAATCCTTGGGACTCCAACCAGTATTCAGGCACTACGGCGCGCTGCTTGCCTAGGCGCATTTCCCGGCGCATGTCCGTCCATGCTTCATCCAGCATGTCGAATAGGGGGAATAGGTCTGGGCTAATGTCAGGCCTGCCGATATTGCGTAGTTGGCCGTCGTTGCGGAAGCCCACCACGGGGCGAGCGTTAGGGATGTAGGTTGCTGCGATGCCAGTGGTGTGGGAGTCTACCCCGCCTTGTGCGTCTACGATGTCTGCGAGTGGTGTGGTGGATGGGTGCGCGGTGAGCGGCTGCGGTGGGCCTAGTTCGTCGGGCTTACCCTCATGCAGGGTGTATTCGATGCGGCCCTTGGTGTATCGGGACAATAAGCGCCACACGTGCTTTTCGTCCTGCTTGGGTAGCTCTTCATGGAATGTGATGGCGGTCAGTTTGCCGTAGCTAAATTCTGGGTAGGCGCTGTCAGCGTCTACGAAATCTATCCACGGGTCATCGGATACGTCGGTATCCCACATGATGCGCCCATACACGCCACCCAATGCGGCGCAGGATTCCGCCATGACCAGCAAATCTGCCGGGAAGCGGTCATCATTCAGCATGCCATCCAGGTTCGCTTGGGCTTGCTCATCGTCCACGGTGAATGTGGGCGGAGTATCAAACAGCAGGCTTGCAGACGTAGCGGCAATGTCCGCTGCGATAGGCAGGTGCATCTTCCGGTTTGATTGGCCCTTTGGTGTGGGCTGTCCCCAGAAGAATCGAGACACCGCACCTACTACCCCACCAGCAAACTGGGACGGGCGGTACACCATGTTCATGCCGCCGTAGTGAGAATCCAGCTGCTTAGTGTCCCCCTCCCACCACAGGGAAGCATCCCCCACCATGCGGGTTACTGGTGCCCACTTTTCTGGTGGCCACGGGGTGTTAGCGGCGGGCATGCTCATGTACGTCTCCTATGCGGTGATGCTCCTAGACCACAGGTAACGAGACGAATACACGGAGTAACGTAGAGCGTCACAAAAATCGTCTCCCTCTTTAATGGGCTTGTCGATTCCGCGCTCTGCTGCTTTTTCGTCCCACCTGTAGCCCGGGATTTCATCTATCAGGTTCTTACACTGGGAAGATATGAGTAGGTTGCCGTTGTCTAGCAAGGATGCCACGGTGCGGATGCCGTCCAACACATCGTTGTTGGCTTTGTCGATACGGCGGATTCCATCTTCATGGAGCTGTAGGCCAAAGGACGCGGCGGCGGGGTCATAGTAAATCCACGTGGGGTAGTCGTGGCGGGTTAGCCATTCTTTCAGGTCAGCGGTTAAAGCATTGTTGGTTAGTCGCCCTGGTGCCCACTCATCTACCGCATAGAGTCGGTTATCGTCCCCTATTCCTAGGAGGATGCCGGTTGTGGGGTGGGTGGTGCCGTAGTCGATACCTAGGGCGATGATCTGTCGCATGATGGGCATATCCTCGGGATGTACTACGTGCTTGGTCTCATCCCACATTTGGTAGATTGCACCCTCTGCTGCTACCCACAATCCTTGGATGAATCGGAGGTACCACATGCCTGTATATTCTTTGCGCAGATTGGATTTGTATCCCTCGGTTAGTGAGGGGTTGTCATCCATGGTGAAGTGCCAATAAGTCCAATCCGCTAGCTGGTCTTCCGGCTTCGTCTTCTTATCGTAGTGCATGCAGCCGGGCACGCGGACTAGGTAGTCTTTGCGGAGCCAGTGATTCTGCGAATCGGGGTTAGTGGTGCAGAATAGCTTGGAGTAGGACTTGGACAAGCGGGATAGTAGCTGCTTGAAGAATGCGGGGTGCAGCAGCGTAATTTCATCCGCGAATGCTAGGCCGATGGTCATACCGCGAATCTTTGATTCTGCGCCCGCATCGTTCGCACCAATGATATGGACATGTCTGCCGAAGATGGTGGCCTTGGCTGCGCCCTGGCGGTATACCACGTACTTTTTGATGGGCAGGAAGATGGTTAGCGTTTCGATGGGTTCGAACACGTTACGGTAGATACTGTCGCGGTTCTTACCCGTGATGACGATGGCTGCTGTGCCCTTGTATGCCGCTACTAGGGCCAGCATGAGCAACGTCCATGTGTACGTTTTGCCTGAACGCACACTGCCATCCCAGATGTTCACGCGGCCCGTCGAGCCAGCGAAAGCATCCTTTTGCTTCTGGCTAAAGCCCATGACCTCCGCTGTATCAATCACCCTGCTGGTCATCCTCCACCGGCTTGGCGGTAGGCCCATTCTGCAAAGCGTCAATAATCTGAATCATCGCATTCTTAGCAGAGTCCAGGCCGTCGTTATTCTCGATGGAGTCCAGCCCCATGAGCTGGGCGCGGTGCTGCATGATGCGTAAGGCAGTGTTGATGGCCTGTGGGGAACCAGATAGCATCTTTTTCTGTAGGGCTAGTTCCATGCGGTTGAGCTTGTCTAGCTCCATGTCGCGCAGTTCCATGGCATTCTCACGAGGAATGGAATCCATGAAAGCCTGCATGTCCTTACGCACAGTACTGATTGGGATGCTTAGCTTCTCACTAATCGCGTTGTAGCTCATGCCAGCGGTGCGTAACTCATACACTTTGGCGCGGCGCTTCATCATATTGTCGTGCGCGATGTCATGGTGCAGTTTCGGCATAGTTAAACCTCCTGGGTCTAATCAACAACCCTTTACGCTATGAGTGGCGGGGCGTTGTCCCTCATGTCTATACCGTCACCGCGCAGAACATCTAGCCAAATCTCCCGCTTCTCAGCGTCACGCCTGCCAGACTCTTTGTTCCAGTCACAGCATGGGCACTGATAGGACGATTTACGGCCAAAGCCACGCATCTTAGACCTCACTTACAGTGACTCCCTCCGCTAGTAGGCGGGACTTTATGCGCTGCTGTTCTTCCGCGTTATCGCACTCCACGAGTAGGTTGTGCCCCTCTGGTTGTGGGTCTTTGGGAGGTTCTGGGATGTCCTCATCGTCTAGTGCGTCTAGTGTTTCGAGTAGGTCATCTACTTCATCGCGGGTAAAGCCCGTTGCGTCTAGGTTGGGTAGTTCAGTGAGTAGGTTAACTAGTTCTTCTACATCGTAGGTGGACTGGTCATTAGCCTTGTTATCGACTAGGACAATTCTTTTGGCGGTGTCATCGTCCACATCCACACGGTGAACGTCGATAGTCTCCCACCCTAGGCGCTGCGCCGCCATAACTGTATGGTTGCCAGCGAGAATAGTGCCGTCCGCATTCGCCACGATGGGCTTGTACTGCCCCAGTTTGCTTAGTGAATCGGCGATCAGGTCAATATCACCCCGGCGCGCATTACCGGGATAGAACTTGAGTTTAGAAATCTCAATTTGAGTCATGCCCCGCAACCTACAGGCCACGGGGCATTGTCTAGCAGGCGTTACAGGATTCCAACCCCGCCGTTTCCATTGTCGGATTCGTCATCGAACTCGACGCTTGCCCACATGCCCTGATTGTGGAGTCCAATCTCTTTCTCACCGTCGAAGATGTAGAGAAAGCCGCTGGAGGCTTCCCAGTTCAGTGATTCGCCGCTGTAGACGTTTACGCGGCCCCGTTCAACACCATGAACCTTAATTTTCATGTGCTTCTCCCTCTTGAGATGTCGTTTCACGCAACGGCGATTGCCACTGCTGACAGCCACAGTAGCAACTCGTGTGGACATGAGTTACTGCTGTGTAATTTGATTGGCTCAACTTGACGCTCTAACGCTGCTACACGTGTGAGTTCATTCGCGTGGTTTGTTGTTTTCGTCGTAGATGTCCGGGTGAACTAGGCCAAGTGGCATTCCGCATGCGGTGGTTTCATCATCTGGTAGGTTGCGCCATTCTTCCGGCATGGACTGCCAAATACGATCTACTTCTGCTTGGTGTTCTGGGTCAATATGAATCATGCCCACAGCATAAACAGTGGGTCGGACACTTACTCATCCCAACCCTCGAACGATGAATCCATCTCTAATTCTTGCAGGTGGGCGATGATACCGGCGCGAATAATGCCGTCTGCTATCGCACCTGTTTCTGGGTCTTCCCACGATACGGAGGTGACAGAATTGCCGTCCATGTCTAGGCCGTAGTTAACGCGGAGGGTGGCTAGGTTCATCACGATTTCATCCATGCCGGTGAGGGTAATCATCGCGGCGCGTTGCGCGGTGTCTCCCCTCATAGTCTGGGCTATCGAGTAGTAGCCAGAGGATGAATGGGAGCGATGCGGATGCGAGTGCAATTATCCAAAGCATAAGTGTGGTGGGTGCAGGCTCACAGTGCCTTGGTCGCTAACGAGCAGGGTAGCGAGGTTATGGCCTTTGCGTAAAAATTTTGAAAAAGCGCTTAACACCCGGCTCCCTTGCATGGATTCGAACCACGACTACCGACACCAAAAATCGGGGTGCTGCCTTTACACCACAGGGGAATGTGCACACCCATCATGCTGGTTAGGCATGTTGGGCGGCGGTGCTGCTACCAACAAAGGAAATTCTCGGCACCCGTACCACAGGGTGCTTACTCCCATTCGGGAACCCAGTTGATAGCTGCGTGCGCCTGGCCGGGATTGAACCAGCAACCCACGGATTAAAAGTCCGTTGCTCTACCAATTGAGCTACAAGCACTTTGCACAGCTGGCAGGACTCGAACCTGCAACCGGTGGCTTTGGAGACCACTGCTCTTCCAGTTGAGCTACAGCCATTATCGACCCCACCAGCGTGGGGTGCTATCTACCCAATGAGTTATGCGAGGGTAACTACCCTCTCATTAGATAGACAGTGTTTGCGTTTGTATCATGTCGCATTCATGGTGACGCGGGGAATGTTGAGAGAGAATGAACAAGGAGATCCATACAAAAGCTCGCCGCGCCACACCACAAATGTTAGCTTAAATAGTCACGCCATGCAACTTATTAAGCCACTTTTGTTGCTGCTCCGCCCACCTACGCGCATCCTCTTCATCTCTAAAGTTCGCAACAACAGATGGATCATTCGCATGCTCAACCCACGGCTTCCGGGCGACAATCCACCGCCCATCCCACGTCTCGCTAATAAATAATTCACTCATCGCTTCCACCACTTATAAGGCTTCGAAGTTGTATGCCACAATCCGCACCCGCATTGGTACACGCGAATCGGCATATGCTTTCGTCTCCCCTGCTTCCATTCTTTCCGCATCGCATTCTCCGCATGCAACCGGGCAGGGTAATCTTTCTTCCACGGCGTAGGACACTCCATCATCAGAACCTCCACACCATGCCGTAGCCACGGGGCTTACGCCTACCGCCGCGTTTACTGCGCTTCACAGCGGGCGGCTCATAGTCCACATCGGGGGCTTCCTGCTGGTATCCGGCTTCCATCATCTCAATCTCCGCATCAATACGGGACTTTGCAGACGGGTGCCGCCACTTGGCAGACTCAAAATCACTCATGCTCATTACCCACCCCCACTGGTTCAATCATGTACGAATCACCCGCAATATGAACCATCACGCTAAGGTTCTCGGATTCTGCAATTCCTTTCATCACATCCGACCCCAAGCGAGTTAAAGGCCTGAACATGAGGTCTTTAGCGAGCTGTCGTTTAAACAGTTCCGCCAGAACCATGAGCGCTGTAACCGACACAAATACCAATACAGCTTCTACGAGATCCAGTGCATGCACCCATCCCGGTTCAGTGATTAGAGGGACTAGGCTAAACAGTGCACTTGCCAATAAAAGACCAGAAGCAACGCGCTCCCAACCGTCTAGCAGGTGCCAAGCGCCGCTAATAAAATCACGCATTATTGCTCTCCAATCGTGCTAGCTCACGGTCGATATACCAACGGGCCTTAGACAGGTCTTCTACCGCGTCACCTTTACGCCCGGCACGGGACAAATACTTCAGAGCATTGCCCAGGTTGAACGACAGATGCTCCGCAATATCGACGGGCTGCGCCCCGTTGCTAAACCCCTGGTAGTGCTGTGGGTTAACTGCGCTCATTCTTCGCATCCTCCCGTGCTTTAAGTCGGTCATCGGCCCAGTCCCAATAGGACTCCACGTAAGGGGCCACAAATGGAATCGCCAAAATAATCAGGCCGATAATCGCCCCGGAAACTCCCAAGACGATGAGCAATTCCAACACCCACTGAAAAATGTCAGGCATGACTACCACGCCCAATCATCATCGGTAGTGTCCTCCGCCGTGCCAATCACATAGGAAGAACCCGAACCAGAGAAGAAATCAAAGTTTTCATTTCCGCCTGGGTCAAGGGACGTTCTAACAGCGGTGTGAAACTGGCACAGGTCTTGCGGATAAATACCGTCGTATCCCAGATTGTTGAGTGCCTTGTTGGCGTTGTAGCGCAAAAAGGCAAGCACATCCTCTGTCCAGCCCAGCGGGTCGTACAGCTCGCGGGTGTAGTGTTCCTCGTTATCCATGAGGTCAAGCAGGAGGTCTACAACTTCGCCTTGTAGTTCTGCCTGCTGTTCTTCCGTTAGTTGCTTTACTGCCTGCTGGTATTTGTAGCCGATGTAGTAGCCGTGGACGGCTTCATCACGGATAATTAGGCGGATGATGTCGGCGGTGTTGGTGAGCTTAGAGTGTGCCGCCATGCGTAGCGGGAGGTAGAAGCCGCTGTAGAACAAAAAGGATTCCAGCAGCGTGGATGCGGCTTTGCGCATGTTGGCGTTGCCGCGCTTGTAGAAGTTCAGCACGCGGTGCGCCTTGTACTGTAGTCGCTCATTCTGTCGGCCCCAGTTAAACGCTTGGTTGATAGTTGGGGTATCCGCCAAGGTCATGAAGATATTGGAATAGGACTTAGCGTGCACGGACTCCATGAAAGCGATGTTGGTGTACACGGCTTCCTCATGGGGCGTAACCGCGTCCGGCATGATGCTTAGCGCGCCTACAGTGCCTTGCATAGTGTCGAGCATGGTTAGGCCGGTGAATACCTGCATGGTGGCCCACTGTTCATTAGCGGGCATGAGTTTCCATGCGGGGATGTCGTTCGATACGGGAACCTTGTCGGGCAGCCAGAAGTTGCTGGTGAGCCTATCCCATACGTCTTTGTCTACCTGGTCGCTAATCGTGTTCCAGTTAATGGGGTCGATGGTGTCTTGGGGTGTGGCGTGGTTTGGTGTCGCTAGATTCATGGTCTTTTCCTTTACTTAGTTCCGGTGGATCCGTGTCCGCCTGTGCCGCGTTGTGTGGTGCCGGTGAGGGTGTCTACGGGCATCATGCGGGTGAGGGTGACGGGTTGGATGAGTAGTTGTGCTACGCGGTCGCCTTGGTGCAGGACGATGGCCTTGTCCCCGTGGTTGATGAGATTGACGTACACGGTGCCTTGGTAGCCCGCGTCGATTAGTCCCGGCGCGTTGTTGAGGGTTACGCCTAGCTTGTGGGCGGTGCCGGAACGTGGGAGCGCTAGGGCGCAGTAGCCTGTGGGAATACCCAACTTGATGCCGGTGGATACTAGGGCACGTTC